ACGCCGACCGATCGGGAGACGATCTTGAAGTTCATGCTCGGTGAAAAGGCTCTGGCCGCGGCCAACCCGAACCGGGCGAAGAAGGCAGCGCAGGCTGGTCAAAACCGGGTGGCCGCTCAGGCGACCAAGCCGGGAAGTGCGAAGGGCGATGCCGCCTCACAGCGAGGCAAGGTGGCAGATAGCGCCGAGAAGCGCCTCCAGGGGCAATTCATCTGAGGTAGGGCATGCTGCTCTGCCTCGTTTAGGAGAGAGCTGGCATGGCTACCAACACTGCTTCCCAATTTTCCAGTGATATTGTTGCCTATATCGCGGAAAAGACGCTCCCTCTGACCCGCAAACAGCTTGTCGCCTACCAGTTCGGCGACCCGCTCACCCTCCCGAAGGGCCGCGGAACCACCTACACCGCGACGCGCTATCTGCGCATCCCGCTCCCCTTCGCACCGCTCTCCGAAGGTGTCCCGCCGATCGGCGAGACCATGACCATCAATCAGGTCTCAGCCACTGCCCAGCAGTGGGGCGACAAGGTGACCATCACCGACGTCGCCGAGATGACCATCTACCACCCGCTGTTCCAGAAGGCGACGGAGCTCGTCGGCCTGCAGGTGGCGGAGACGCTCGAGCGCAACACCTTCAACACCCTGAACTCCGGCACCCAGGTCAATTACGTCAACAGCCGCGGCTCCCGCGCGTCGTTGACAACCGGCGACGTCCTCAATCCCCACGAAGTCAACCGGGCCTACGGTGCCCTGTTTACGATCGGCGCGCCCCGCTACATGGGCGACGAAATGACCGACACCAAGCTCGAAGCTGATGCCGGCGGAGAGAAGGCATCCGACAGCCCGCGCAAGATGCCGCATTATGTCTCGATCATGCACCCGCTGGTGGCGCAGGACATGCGCGAGAACTCCACCGTGGTGACGGCGTGGTCCTACTCGGACATCAACCGGCTTTACAACTGGGAACTTGGCGAATGGTCCGGCATCCGGTTCTGCTCGTCGAACCTCGTGCCGACATTCACCGGCATCGCGCTCATCACCGGCACGCCGGGATCGTCCGGTTCGCTGACGACCTCCACCACCTACAACATCATCGTCACGGCCTCGGACACGCAGAACCAGTACGAGAGCCAGATTTACCAAGTGTCGGGGAACATCAGTGTGAGCGGACCGAACGGCTCGATCGCGGTGACCCTGCCGGTGCTGTCGAACTATACCTTCAACGTCTATGTCGGCACTTCGTCGAGTCCGTCGAACCTGGGGCTCTCCTCGGCTGGTCCGACGACCGGCCCGTTGCAGGGGCAGGCAACGCAGCTTGCCGGCGGTCAGACCGTCACCATCACCGGCATCGGCGTCTCGCAGATCCCGCCCGCGGCGCCGACGACCGGCGTCACGGTGTACCCGAACTTCATCTTCGGCCGCGGTGCTTACGGTCAGATCATGCTGGACGATACGAAGTTCACGTATCTGAAAGAGGCTGACAAGAGCGACCCTTTGAATCAGTTAAGAGTCGTGGGATGGAAGACGTTTTACGGAACGATTTATCTTAACCAACAATTCATGATGCGCATCGAGAGCACGAGCGCGTTCAACTCCACCTTCGGCTAAAAGCGGAGTAACGACAATGGCTTATAGGTTAACGTACACCGCTACAGTGTCGTGGGTCGGACCAGGCATGGGACCGATCGGCTCGCCGCAGAACTACGGCGCCGGCTCGACCGGTAACGCGCAGGCGCTCACGCTTGGGAGCCAGTCCGGCGGTCAGACCGCAGCGGGCGGCGGGACCAACGGCGTCATCAATTCGACCGACATCACGACGCTGACGAACGCCATGGCGGCCGACATCGCGGCGCAGATGAACCTGACGGCCAATCTCGGCAAGATGCAGGGCTGGGAAACCGGTCAGCCGTAAGGAACCGCAATGGCTACCAAGACCATTGGTACGTTGTCGACGACGACGCTGACCGGCTTTCAACTGCCGGCCAAGTACGTCGGACAGGCTGAGATCAGCGACGCTGACTGGGCGACGATCGCCAACTCGATCTTCGACGACAGCCGCAACCCGCAGCAGAAGATCAACCAGCAGATCATGAACGGCAGCTTGGTCCGCGCCGGCAAGCTCTACGTCCCCAACCGCGGGGTATTGACGATCTACGACGGCGACTGGATCGCCGTAGACCCGAACGGCTGGCCGATCCTGATCGGCAAGGAATCACTGCCGGCGGTCCTGACCGCTACCGGCAACTGGTCCGTCGCTGCGGGGACGGCCGTTACGACGCTTTCGGCCAATGTTCTGCAGCAAGGCTGGTGGGCTGGCATGGCCATCACCGGCTCGAACATTGCTGCGAACTCGGTCATTTCGGCTATTGCAGCCAACGGATTAAGCCTTACACTGAGCAAAGCAGCGACCGGGACCGGTACGGGGGCGACCCTGACGGTCGGGTCGTGGACGCACAGCTAAAGGTGGTTCATGAACAAACGCAACGTAGCAGGCGCGCTTGGCGAGATCGACAAGCGGCTTGATGCAGCTTTGCTTGACGACGAAACCCGCGCGGCGATCAAGGCGAAAGCGCGCGAGCACGTCGATAAGAAGCGGCGCGACGAAGCGGAAGCGAAGCTTCTCGCTTTGGAAATCCGCAAAGCGGAAATCGAAGATCGCCCGACAGAGCAGGATGAGGACGTCCTGATCGACATCCCGCCCTTTGTCGCCGCGGAGAAGCTCGGCGGCTCCTGCATCACGATCGACGGCAAGATGTTCTTCCACGGCGTCACTTACACCGTGCCGTACTCGGTGGCGCGCGTGCTGGAAGACGTCATGGCGCGCTCGTGGGAGCACGAGCGCGAGATCAACGGCAAGCGCCGCAAGGCCGACACCAACCGGCGCCCGATGCACCGCGCAATTCGCCCCGGCGACGAAGGCGTGCAGCACGCGGTCAATACGCGCTCGTCCCTCAACGAAAATACGAGCGTGTAATGTTGGACAAAACCACGCCTGCCGAGCCGGAAATCCTCATTGGAGAAGACGGCAAAGAACTTGGCCTGAGCATCCGGCTTGCATGTGCGGTCGGGCAAAACCGATCGCTTGAGTTCGGGCTCGGTGTCCCGCTGCATTGGTCCGAGGAGAGGATCAATGCGCAGGTCGACAAGATCATCAAGGTGGTCGAGCGCCAATCCGCCAAGGGCGATTTGCTCTCGATCAAGGGCACGCTCCAGACTATGGAGCACCAGCTTGAAACGACCCGTCAGCAGATAGCCAACCACGAAGCCAACGCACGCACCGCGTGGTATGACGCCAAGAAGCACGGCGATTTCAAACTGACCGGTCAGGCTGCAACCCAGATGCAGAATTTCCAGAACACCGAGCAGCAGCAGATCGCCGCCATCAAGAAGCTTCGCGAGGAACTGAAGGTTGTTGAAGAGAGATGCCGCTAACGGCTGCGCAGATATGCTCACGCGCCTGCTTCGATCGCGCGAGTCCCCGGCTTCACGTCACAGGCCGGGGATTATCTTAACGTCGTCCTCTCTGAGCTTTGTCAGAATTACGATTTCGATCTGGCAAAACAGACCTACAGTTTCACTTTCAATACGTCGCAGTTGAATTTCAACGGGCAGGCGTATCAGAACCTGCCGGCGAACTACCTGCGTTCGATTCGCAATCAGTGCTGGTACTTCATCTCGGGTGTGCCTTACCCGATGATCCACCTTGACCAGAACGAGGGTGACCTCCTGGTCGAGCAGTCCGGCGTTTCGAATTTCCCGGTTTTCTTCTGGACTGATATGACGTTGATGGGTGCGACAAATAGTCCCACTACCGCGCCGGGCGTAACGGGCGTGCCGGTTATGCTGTTCTGGATGCCGCCGTCCGGGGCCTACGCGGTGACGCTGCGGTACTTCTCGCAGATGACGGACATCACGACGCCGTCGACCAGCGCGACCGTGCCGTGGTTTCCCGATCAGAATTATCTTATCACGCGCGTCGCCGGGCAGCTGATGCAGGATGCCGATGACGAGCGGTGGAAGGCGTACCTGTCGGACACAGAAGAGGGCGGCGCAGGTTGGATATTGAATCGGTATTTGAAAATGAAGGATGACAAGGGCGACCGTGCGCAGACAGTTAAGCTTGACCGGCGTGTATTCGGGAGAGCCTTTGACCGGATTCGCAATACAAAACAGATCGGGTGGTAGGAAGAAATTCCTATGCAACGTAACTCTCAACCCATCCCCTGGCGCCCTCGTGGACTGTCCGACACGCTCGA